TACCGCTGGAAGAACGGCCGAGCCCACGCCCGCGCTCGCTTGTACATGGCGGGCGGTGCGATCACCACGTACACCGGCACGTCGATCTCGTACTCGCCGAGGTCGGAGCCGCGGATGATCTCCCGCATCCCGCCGCCGACCTCGCCTGGCAGCGCGGTCAGGTGGTAGACGTTGCCGTCGTTCGGCATGCCCGGCGGGCTGTCGGGCCACTCGTCGTAGTTGTACGCCGTGCGGATGCCGGTGATGCCCGACGCGATGTCGGTGATGTTCTGGAGCAGGGCGTCGAGGTCGAACGTCTCGAGGGTCATCGGAGCGCCTTCTCGATCTCGCGGCCGATCACGTCCTCGATCTGGCCGACGTTCTCATCGAGCGCGGGCTCGAGGAACGGGTGGCCCTCGCGGTAGCGGGTGCCCTTCTCCTCGTACAAGCCGTATTCGGCGGGATCGCCCTTGTTGGTGCCCGAGCGCGGCTGCTTCCAGCGGCTGGTGTCACCGACGGAGTAGGACGCCGACTGGGTCAGGCCGGGCTGCGGCCCGACGTGGGTTTCGATGCCCGCGCCGTGGCCGTCCACGTAGTAGCCGAGCGAGCGCTGGAGCTTGCCGGTGACGCGGTGGGCGTTGTCGGTGGCCGCGCCCTCGACGATCGCGCCGGCCTTCTCGAAGCCAGGACGCAGCGCCCGGTCGAGCAGGTCGCCCGAGAGCTTCGCCTTGAGCTGTTCGATGCCCTTGATCTGGACGCGGATGGCGGGGTTAGCCACCCCAGACGCCCCCGACGGCCCAGCCCGCGTCGAGCTGCGACAGGCACGCCTGGATCTCGGGGTCGACGATGAACTGGAACTGCCGCCCGGCGCCCGCGTTGAATCGCTGGCTGTTGAGGGCGACCGATGAGCCGGTATAGTCGCCGGTCTGCTGGCGGCGCCAGATCAGGATGGCGAGCATGAGCGTGACCTCGTACACGTCCTGCGGGATGAACGACAGGCCCCAGTAGCCGGTGACGGCCACGTTGGCGGTGCCGCGCGACCACAGGTCGACCGTCAGGCCGCGCGTGGACGAAGTCGGGGCGATGTAGCGGAGGGACCGCTTGGGCACCTCGTTGTAGGGCCACGTCGTCCACGCCGTCGTGGACACCGTCGTCCCATCGACCACGACGGACGCGACCGTCTCGGCGTCGTCGATGAACAGCTCGTCCTTGCCGTTGCCGTCGTAGGACCGGGTGTTAGACCCCGACGACCCGCGCGTGTTGGAGCTTGCCGCAAACCCGACATACCCCGGACGGATCTGACGGAGATACTCGTCCACCATCGCGCTCGCCTGGAAGCAAGCGGTGGTCAGCCGAGCATCGTCCGTCGTGTCCGTGGCAGAGTCGATGCCGAGCGCCTGGCGCAGTTGTCCGAGGTTCACATACGAGGACATCGGCGTCCTTTAGGTTCGAGGGGTAGGCGGGCTTGATGCGCGAGGCGACGGAACGCACGTCACTCGTAGACGACCGTCAGGCGGGCGTTCGACGTGGCCGCGACGGTCAGCTTCTCGAAGGAGACGCCGGGCCCGAAGTCGAGCAGGGCGCCGCCGACGTTGGCGATCGTGTCGGTCGCGTCGTAGGTGTTGAAGTCGACGGTCGTGCCCATGTCGCCGCCCTCGACCCGCACGGTGGAGCCGGACGGGTTCGTGGACAGGATCCGGTACAGGGTGCCCGGCGTTGACTTGACTGAGGTGTTCGATCCGGCCGCGACGATGAGCGTCTGGGCCTTGCCGCGTTCGCTCATCTACGTCCTCTCGATCTCGATGGTCGCCGTGAGCTCGGTGAACGCGGCGGCGGCACCGTTCGTATCGGCGTAGGTGCGAAGCTGGAGGATGTCGCCGGCATCGAGGGACGCGCCCGCCTCGCTGATCGTGCCCTGCGCAACGTCGAGGTTGTCGGTCAGGGTGATGGGCGAGACGAGGATCGAGGAGCCGGTGTTGGAACCGTGCGACGGCGCGTCGGACTGGTTGTAGATGTCGACGCTGTTGGTGCGGCCGTTCGACGAGAGGGACTTCGCCACCGCCCAAGCGGTACGGGCCGTTCCGCTCGCGGGCACGACGACCTGGTCCCAAGTCGTGACGTATGGGCCGCCCGTGTTCGACGCCACCGCCGTCTTGAGCGTGAGGGCGTACCGATCAGGCACTGGACACTCCTAAGGAAGTGCGGGGGCCGGGCGAGCGTCTACCCAGCCCCCGCCGTGAACTACAGGACGGTGATGTCGTAACCGACAGCCGTGTGCGTGGTCGCGTGGCCGCCCGAGGTGAGCGCCATTCGGAACGAGCACACGAGGATGTTCATGTCCTTCTGGATGTCGCGGAACGACTCCAACTGGACATCCCGGCGGAAGCCGGACACCCACTCGGCGGGGTTTGCGAGCACGAACCAGCCGTCCGTGTCGTTGGTCGACACCGACGTGGTCGTGTACTTGCCGTCATCGTCGACCTTGTCGGTCGAGGTGCCGGGGATGGCCTCGGACAGGAACACGGACGTGCCGTAGATCTTGCCGACCTCGCCCTGGAGCACCGCGGCCTGCGGCCCGTACTCGCTGACGAGCTTGAAGCCGGTGACGTCGGCAAACGCGTTCTGCGTCGTGTAGCCGGTCACGATGATGAGGTCCGACGCACGGGCGCCGTACTTGCCGAGCAGCGCGCGGGTGTTCAGGTACAGCGTGGTCGTCGGAGCGGCAGCGAACTGCTTGACCTGGCCGGTGTTGGTGACGAGGCAGAACTTCCTCATGCCGTCGAGGGCAAGGTAGAAGCTGCCGGAAGCCGCCGCGGCGTCGTCGGTGTTGATGTTGCCGGTGCCGCCGGTTTCGGTGTCGCCGTGGACGATGAGATCGTCGATCGTCTGGGCGGCGCGACGGACGAGGCTCTGCCGGATGGCCGGCACGACCGGGATGATCGAGTCCTCGGTGAGCTCGCCAGAGAAGTTGACCTCGGCCTGGATCTTCCGGGCCGTCAGGGTCGCCTTGTTGGTCGTGACGTTCGACGCGGTCACCGCCGTGTTCTCGGACGATGCGTAGTAGAACGTCGGGTCGGCCGTCTCGGTCGGCAGGTCGTAGGGGTTCGTCGGCATGTTGACGCGACGGATCTGCGCGGCCACGGAGGTCGCAAGGTGGATATCGCGCCAGAGCTCGGCGGACGCGAAGGTCGGCACCCACTCGTCGCCGGTGTTGGAGCCGGTCGAGGTCATGGCCTTGAAGGCATCCGCCCGGTTCAGCGCGTACTGCGCCTTGACGATGGCGTTGCCGTCGCGGGTCTTGCCCTCGGTGGCGATGGCTGCGGGGGACGCCTTGAGCGCCTTCTCGGCTGCCTTGAGCATGACCTCGCGGCCACGCGGCGACAGCGAGCGGCGGCCGTTGGTCGCGCCCTCGAGCATGGTCTTGGTGAAGTAGAGGTGCGAGGCGACTTCGGCGTCCGTCTCACCCGTCAGGGTGTAGATGTCGTCGCCGCCGTAGTAGACCGGCTCGCTGCCGGACTTCTTCGGCTCGTCGTCAAGCTCGGTGCGCTTCGGCGTGGTGAGCATCGCCTTGAGCTCGGCCAGCTCGGCCTTGATCTCGGCGTTGTCCTCGGCCATCTTCGCAGCGGCCTTCGTGGCGATGGAGTCGGCGGCCTCGGGGTCGAGCTCGACGCGCTCGACCTTCTCGGTGTCGTCAGACATGGGTAGGTAAGCCCTTTCGTGAGCGCATGGGTTGATGGCTCGCGGGCAGGCCCAGACGCGGCTGTGTCGTCGCCGCCGGACGGGGGCTTGCGCTTAGCGACTGAGGTAGGCGACCCGGCGCGGACGGATCGTGGCGATGCGGCGGCCCTTCTCGACGATGGTGACCGCGCCATCCGGCACGGCGAACAGGTCGAGGCGGGCGTCGACGGTCTTGGTGACGAGTTCGATGATCGATTCGGGGGTGATGGTCACGTCCTGGTGGTCACCGGTCGGCGCGTCGGCCGGGTCCACGACCTCGTCGGCCAGCCAGCGCAGGGCCGACTTCACGCCAACGATCGTCGCGTCGGTGTTGGCTGGCATCGGCACGACCGACCACTCGCGGAGCGCCCAGCGGGTGTGCGTCGGGACACCCTTGATGTCGGCCATCTCCAGCGAATCGAAGCCCACGGAGGTCTTGCGGACGAAGCCGCCCAGCACGAGGGCGCGGACGTTCTGCGCCTTCGCCGTCGGGGCGTACTCGGCGGCAGAGCTGACCATCTCGCGGGTCACGTCGAGCCGGGTGCCCTTGCCGATCGGCTCGGCCATCGGGTTGAAGGCCCACTCGTGCGCCCAGTAGACGAGCGGGTTGGTGAGCCATTCCTCCCGGTTCGACAGGCCCATCGGGTCGACGCTCTCGCCGTCGTGGTCCACCTTGGAGTGGAGATCACGGCGTCGAGCCCGCCCTGGTCGGCCTTCGTGATCGGGCCGGTCATGTACTTGAGGTCCATGCCTAGAGTCCTTCCGTGATGGGCGACCAGGTGCGCCGGCAGTTCGGGTGGCCGAGGGGCGAGCCTTCGGCTTCCTCCAGCGACACGACCCGCCCGTCCCACTCGGCGCAGATCACGTCGTCGCCGTCGTAGACCCGGACCTGCGTGACGCCCGCTGCGCGGTACTGGCCGATGGCGCCGAGGTTGTAGGCGGCGCCGAGCTCGGTGCGAGCGATCCGGTCGAGGCGCCATGCCTGGTAGTCGGTGAACAGGCCGTCGAGCGCGGTGCGGATCTCGCTGTTGGTGACGCCTTCCCGCAGGATGTCGGTCAGGACGCGCCGCACGTCCGCGTTGGTCGTGTTGGCGATCGTGACCCCGAGGGCGTCAAGGTGCGTCGTCAGGAGCGCCACGGCCTCCTGCGAAGCCGGGATCGAGAAGCTCGCGGTGATACCGAGCGTGCCAGCCGCCTCGGTCGCGCCGAGGGTGATGGACGTGGTGATCGGCCCTTCGCTGATCCGGCGTAGCCGGGTGATCCAGCGGGCGTCGTTGAGGATGACGAGGATGCGTTCGAGCATCCGGTCGGCCTCGTCCTGCGGCAGCGCCTTCGGGATCGCGGTGTTCAGGGCGTTGCGCTGCGCCGTGAAGAACTGCGACAGGTCCCGCTGGTACTGGTCGCGCAGCGGCGACAGCAGGCGCTCGCGGGCGTCGTCGATGGGCTCGGCCTTCATCGCCTTGGCAGGAACGGGTGGCGGGTTGCGCTGCGCCTCGATGGACGCTGCCTGCGCGTCCGCCGCCATCTGGTCCTTCTCGGCCAGCGTGGTCGCGTCGGTCAGGGCGATCGTGGACGGGATCAGCAGCCGCTCGCCGACGCTCTTGTCCTTGTGCGGTCCCAGCCCGAGCCGTGTGCGGACCTCGTCGACCGTCACGCCGCCCGTGTTGGCCCATGCGGTCGCCGTCTGCGCGGCTTCGAGGTCGTTCTCGCCGAGGGCCTCGATCTTGTCGTAGTCGAAGCGGGCGACCAGCGGCTCGGAGGTGATGAGCGGCAGGAGCCGGTGCGTCACCATCCGGGCGATCCGGTTCAGGCGGGGCTGGAGCGTGCCCTCCCAGAACTCGGCGCGGGCCTCTTGCGCGTTGGCGAACTTGGCGTCCTGCATGAGGATGAGCGGCATCGGGATGCCGAACGCCGCCGCGAGGGCCTCGATGCGAAAGCGCCGCTGGTTCAGCCACTCGGCCTCGCGGCTGTTGGGCGTGATCGCCTGGTAGGTCGTCTTGGAGCCGAGCACCGCGATCTTGCCGGCGTTGTTGTAGCCGCCCGTGGCGAGCTGCCAGCGCCGCTGGAGCTCCTCGGCCTGCGGCTGCCCGAGGGGCATCTCGGACGACAGGATGCCCGGCGGCACGCCGAGGTTCTTCTCGAACTTCTTGTCGCGGATGGCCGCGTATTCCTCGGCCATGACCTCCTGGCGCAGCGCCGTGATGCGGCCCTGCCCGTACCAGCGGTCGTTGGGGTTCGGCCAGCGGAGGTAGGTCATCTGTTCGGGCGACCAGCGCACGTCCGTCTCGGAGGTGCGGACCCACAGGTAGCCGCGGACGCTGCCGTCCGGCTTGGCGACGATGCGCCACGGGCCGGGGTTCACCAGCCACAGCTCGAAGCCGTCGCGCTGCCGCGTGCCCCGGCGGCCGGGTGCGCCGATGATGCCGTTGGGGAGCGCCTGCGGGCGGACGAACTCGATGGGCGAGTGCCCGGCGAGCTCCATGTAGACCCACAGCAGGTGGATGAACTCGCCGCCGTCCATCGTCGGGTTCGGGTTGTCGAACAGGTGCTGGACCGGGTGATCCGGCCCGACCGGCTCGAACTCCCCGTCGCGGTTCAGTCGGCCGACCTGCAGCGGCGCCTGGCTGGCCTGCTCCCCGCCCTTGTTGGCGAGGATGTAGGGCCATGCGTCATCGGCGTAGGTCGACAGGAAGTCCCGGTCGTCGTAGGACTTCTCCAGGCCCCGGTCGGGGATCTGGTCAGGGGCAAGCGGGACGATGGACGCCTTGGCGCCAAACGTGCGGGTAAGCCATTCGCGGACAGCCAAGGGTGCGCTCCTAGACGTACAGGAGGACGCCGGATTCGCGGAGCGCCATGACGGCGTAGCGGAGCGCATCGCACGCGTCGTCACCTTCCTCGACCGGCTTTTCCTTGAAGCCGCCCGTGGTGCGCTCTGGAGCCCAGCGGTAGTTGGGTAGTTCGGTGAGCAGGCCGGTACAGGCGGGGTCGATGGTCATGCCCTGCTTCATGGCCGCGGCGACGGCGTTGATGCCGGGGAGCACGTCGTTGGTGGCTTGCACGACCTGGAGGCCGCGCCGCTGGCAGGTGGCGATGTACTCCGGCTCGGACGGGTCGGCGTAGAACGCCTCGATGCCGAGCGCCTCCTGCAAGCGCAACAGGCCGGGGATGATGTCCTCGAGCAGCGTGCCCTTGCGGTAGACCTCGCCCAGGACCGCGATGCGGCCCGAGCCCGTCACGCCGACGATCTCGCAGGCGAAGGCGTGGACGAAGCCCCAGTCGATCCCGGCGACGATGCGCTTGAACTTGGTGGTATCGGGTGCGGTGATCTGCTCCGGCGGGAACGGCGGGTAGATCGCGCCCTCGGCGGCGACCCACATGCCGCGCCCGAGGCGCTGGCCGAACACGTTGTCCGGCAGGGCGGCGATGGATGCCTTGTAGTCGAGCGGCAGGAAGCGGTTGTCGGCCGCCGTGGCGTGGAAGTAGTCGCGGCCCGGCACGGGCGGCTGGAAGCGCCGATAGAGCCAGTGGTTCGGCGGGCCTGGGTTCGTGGCGGCCATGAGCTGGTGCCACGGCATCCGGGGATCGCGGAGTCGGCCCAGCAGCAGGATCCAGTCGGCCTCGGTCAGCTCGACCGCCTCGTCGACGAAGATCGCCGCCGCGTCGAGCGAGCCGACCTTCGACGGAACGCCGGTGATCGGGTCGGGGTCGAGGCCCACGAACCAGATGCGGGCTGGCTCGTTTCCGCCCTCCGCGATCTCGACCCAGTCCTCGCTCTTGTTGCGGCCCCGCAGATGCCGCCGCTGCATCACGTCACGGAAGAACGTGCGCTGCGTCGTCAGGGGCAGGGCGTTCTTCGTCTTGCGCGCGATGACGAACGCGGCGCCGGGGTAGCGCAGGGCGAGGTTGTAGACCTTCTCGCAGCCGATCCGGCTCTTGCCGGCGCCCATCGCGCCGGAGTACAGGATCTCGGGGGCCAGGGACGCGAAGAACGCCCGCTGCGCCTCGTTGGCGAAGTCGGGGATGTGGAGCTCAGACCGGAGTTGGCTCAGTAAGCGGGAGGGCAACGATCCAGTCGTGGAGGCGCTGTCGCTCGTCGTCGGTGATGTCATCGGTGAGCGTCTTCGTCTCCGTGCGGCTCGTGGCCTCGCCCGACAGCAGCAGGTACTGAGTGGTCGCCTTCTCGGCGGCGAACAGGGCGTCACGCGGCTCGAGGGCGCCCTTCTGGAGGCCCTCGGCGACCCGCTGCCAGGCGAGGTGGGCGACGACCGTGATCTCCTCGCGGAGGTCCTCCCGCGCCTTAGCGCGGTACTGCGCGAACTCCGGCTTCTCCATCCAGTAGCGGATGGTGGACTCGGGGATGCCGGTGACCTTCTCGGCCTCGACCACGCCGCTCATCTCGGCGGCCATGACCGCCGCGAGCTTCGTCGGCTCGCTATACCGCTTCCGGGTCCGTGTTGCCATTGAAGATGTCCTCGATGAGTCGCGGGATGGCCGGGAGTGATTCGGGCTGCTCTGGTGCCTCAGCGGCGAGGATCGCTTCGTCCTCGGCCCGCAGCGTGGCCTCGTCGTCCTGCTCGGCTTCAATGAGGCTCACCGCACTCCTCGCATGGGTGGAAGGGCACGTCGTAGCCGTACTCGTCACGGCCGCGCTGCCAGATGCGCCGGCGTTCGGCGTGGATGCAGCGGGCGTGGGCCCGTGCGTGGTCCAGGCGCCAGATGAAGCCGCCGCACAGGTGGCAGGCCCGGCGCAGCAGGAGCAGCGTCAGTCGCTCGTACAGTGCCGGATACCCAGCGGGTCGTCGGGCCAGAGCGAGAGGCCCCACTCACCGAGGCAGGAGTCGTGGCGGCGATCGAAGTAGACGATGGCGTCCTCGTCCTGCTCCTCGCCC